AGAATATATTAGGATCGCTTACAGGAAGCACATCTACAGAATTGTCAAAATCTTCTTTAAATATACTTTCAGATGCACCTTGTACTTGATACGGATATTCAGGTGGAAGAAACTCACCAAATACTCTTTTTAAAATTTTAAACTCTTGTCTTTGAGCATAATGCAATCTTTTGTGGATTGCGGACATAACTTTCTGTCCTTTCTCTAAAAGGGCGACGGTTGTTCCGACTGGGGCTTCAGAATTACCGTCACCTGTTGGTTGTTCTACCGTTGCGGCGAACTGTTTACCAGAATCAATTAAAACTCCTAATAAATTCGTTAATGTTGCACTTGGTTCTTTATAAGGCAACGGAAGGAAGGAATCTGACAATCTTCCTCCTGGAACATCAACATCTCTCCATTCTCCTGGTTGTAATGGGTCGTCATGCTTTTGAATATTCAACCCTCGAGACTTAAAACCAGCAGGTAAGTTAGAAAGAGTGCCTGCGTCAATTAATTGCCTTAATATTGCTGTAACAGATCTAGTTAATCCACCCATCATATGAATTAAGCCAAATCCGTAAAATCCAAGTCCTGGAAGAAATTTATAATGGGTAAAATGCTCTATCTTTTTACGCATTGGATCATTAGGATTATAATTTGGACGGATTGCCAGAATATCGTTAGTATCTTTACAAATTGTTACAATATAAGGTAACGCTATACCTGTTTCTTCGCCGTTAGCGTCTACATCTTCAAAACCTTCAATATCTAAATCAACATGAACCTCTAATAGCGTGTATTCTTCATTATTTGAAGTTCTAGACAACCCTTCTAGTTCATTTATCTTGTCATCCAGTTCAGTTGCTTCAATAGTTCCAGGATCGCTCATAGAAATATCGCGATAAAACCCAGAAATTTGTAATTTGCGTAATTCGTTCTCCGTCATGTACATAACGTGTGTAATTCTTGGTGCGGTAAGTAAATCTACGGCGTAATACGGAACAACTAAGTCTTCCGCTTTAATAAATCGTGCAGTTGCCCTTCCTAAAGACGGATCGTAGTAAATTTTCTTAAACGCAGAACCAGATAACGGTAAATAAAATAATAATTGATCCATTTCTGGGTCGTATTCTTCCATTTTGTAAGTTATTTGGTAATTCATGAAGTTTTTAACACGATTTGCCTTTTCTAACTTAGCATCGTTAGTAACTCCAAGCACTTCTACGTCTACTGGTCCGCCAGCAGGCAATAATTCTTTATAAGCTTGCGATTGAAACTGTGTTACGGCTTCAGAAAGTATAGGGTGGTGAACTCCTGACGCACCTTCAAACGGTTGTGACCTGTCTTCGCCACGAATTCCTAATAAATCTAATCCTTTGCTAAACGTTGTGTACCAATCGTCCCTAGAATTTAAATCTTCTTCATAAGAATCAACTAACTCTGAAGCAATTTCTTGTAATTGCCTTTCTTCTAAAGCTTCGGCAATATTTTCCCCAAACTTTAAATTAATTTGTTGGTCTGGATCGTACCCTATTGTAGCAGAACCGTCTTCTGCTAAAAATACTTCCGTATTTTGTGGGTTGAGCATTTCAGGTTGCTCAATTTCCAGTTCAATTTCGTTTTCTGCTCCTGGAATAACAGAAAATGGTTGTCTTTCTATAGCCATATATGCAAACTCTACTACTTATTTAATTAATAATAAACCCTTTGTGTTCTCGGGTAATCAAATTCGTCTTCGTAATCACTACTTAGGGTCAAGAAACCACCCTCTCTAAACCTTGCTAAAGCTAATGTTGTAGCGTCTACTAAGTCGTCGTTCTCGCCTCCTGGAAAATCAGAAACTTCTTCCATAAGTTCCTCGCCCCACCTGTTATCAGGCACCCAAATTCTCCCGTCTTGAAAAATTGGGCTTACTGCATTTAATCTTGCAATCTTATCTTGCCCTTTTCCTGGAGAAAAAGTGTTTACGGGAATTCCCATTCTGCGTAATTCTTGTACTAACGGAATTCCACTGGCTTTTGCTTCAATAATTACCGTATCAGGTTGCCAATAATCAAATAAACGAAACGCTTCGTTTTTTAATTCAGGAAAATCATAACGTTCTTTAATACAGTCTAACAAAATTAAGTGTGCTTCTCCACCTTTATAGTTTTCTTCGCCTATTTTTCCTTCTGGGTACCAAACACCCCAAGTAGTTATAGCCGTAAAGTCGGCTCTTTCGGATTTTAAAAACGCTGTATCGTAACTTTGAATAATATACTCACATGAAGGAGGCTTTTCTTCTTCCCAAACCATAAACCAATCTTTTGGAATAATAGATATACCCTCACCTGTTGGTCTTTGCATGTACTGTGAAGCCCATTTCGACGGACTAACAGAAGCCTTAATTGTATTTAATTCATCTAACGACCAAAAATTTTCCCAAAGAGATTTACCACTAGGTAAAATCGCGGGAAATTCTATAAGTTTCCATTGGTCTGCTCCTTCGTCTTGAGCCATTTTCTTAATTAACCTTCCCGTTAAATCTTTTTTCGACCAACGTGTCATTACAATTACGATTGCACCTCCAGGTTGTAGTCTTTGACGAGGTCCCGCCATGAACCATTCGTAAGCTTCATCCATCGCTTTATCGGACATGGCGTCTTGCTCTGAATGCGGGTCGTCAATAATAAACAAATCCGCACCCCTACCTGCTAATGCACCACCAATACCTGATGCGTAGTATTCGCCGCCTTGACTTGTTAACCATTTACCTGCAGAACGGCTGTCTGCTTTTAACGAAGTATCTGGAAATAATTCTTTGTATTCATCTCCGTCAATTAAATCCCTAACTTTTCTACCAAAGTTTACAGCAAGGTCAGCAGTGTGTGTTGCTTCAATAATTTTTAGTTTAGGATTTTTACCTAACAAATACGCAGGAAACAAATGAGACGCAAATTCTGATTTCGTATGTCTCGGTGGCATGTTGATGATTAGTCTTTTTAGTTTACCGTTAGCAATATCATCAAAAGCCGCCGCCATTTGTTTGTGATGATCCCCATCAATAAATTCTTTCCATATCGATCTAACAAACTCCATAAAGGTGCTAGTGGATTTTTCTTGGAATTCGCGTTTTTCGAGTTCTTCTAAAAGAACAGTAAACTCTTTCGCTTCTGCTTTGTTAAGGTAATCTAAGTTAATTCCTTTAAGAAGTTTTAACTTTTCTTTTTTGTCTTGCGACATGTTTTATTTTAATGATTCAATTAATCTAGTATATTCTTCAAGCAACTTGCTGTAATCTTTTGAAGGAGCTTCTCCTGCTTTAATTCTAGATTGATCTAATCTTAAAGCGTCTTCTAAAAACTTTCGACGATTAGCTAATTGTTCTGTTCGTTTTGCAGCCCCTATTTTTTCCATGTGACTTTTAGCGGAAGGGGTATTCATAATACCTTTTGAACCAGATTTGTCATAAAACCCTTTCTTTGTTAAATCTTCTATTATTCCTACTTCTTCAGCGTTCGCAGGACGACGATTAAGTATACGGTCACTTTTACGCGGATAACGGTCTTTGTTTAAAGGCTTATTAACTCTGTATTTTCCTGAACCAATATCAGCTACTTGATCAATAGCGTGTTTATGTTCGGCAGGTCCAGTAAACCTTTTATTACCTATTACTGTTGGTTTAATAAAGTCAATCATGGCTTTATCGGTTTCACTTAAACCACCTGTATTTCTGCCTCCTTTTAAAGGCAACGGTAATTGTTTAGACGAATCAACGTTGATCGGTCCTCGCGGTCCACGGGCAGTTTGTACTGGTGTTTTAGACACTGGCAACGGAGCACGACCCACCATATCCTTACCAACCGCGCCGTATGTTTTATTAATTAGGGGCATGGTTACTCGATTAATCCCAAAAAACCTAGATCCTGGAATCGGCAACATGCCTAACATAATTCCACCACCAATCTGCGCGGCACGTTGTCCTTCGGGAGTATTATAATAATCAATTTCCGCCTGTATTTGTTCGCCTCGTTTTTGCGTTTGGAACTCTATTGGTCCACGAAATTTTTCTAATAAATTATCCCATAATTCCATAATAAGTAAAGTAGTTATTCGTTAAGGTGGTTCACTTAGCGATTATCTTAATCCGAAAGCCATGTTGTTGTAAACCTTATTCAAGTTCATCCATTAACTC